CAATCTTTCTTACTGGATTTACTTCCCATGTAGGTCTTTTAAGAGCGTACATCTTGGGATACTTGTATGAAATAATATGGTCTTCTTCCCATTCTATATCAAACTCATTTCCTTCTGTTCCGTCTGGAAGATCATCGTCTAACTTAAAATGGTGTGTTCTAGTTATAACTTCTTTTTCTGCCACAACATCGTCATAGCGTTGCTGAATATAATCGTTTTTGTATCTAGGGAAAGACAGCAGGATTACTTTGCCAAAGTCTGGAAAACGAGAGTCTACAGATGCACGGTACATGTCATATATAGCTCCTCCAGTCTTAGCCTGCTCATGTCCAGTTGTATTCTCTGTGGCAAAGCCTGAGATTTCGTCAAGGATGATTACGATAACATTGTATCCCTCCCATGCCTCACGCTCTGAGTGTCCTGAGTGTACTGTTATAGCTTTATCAAACTTCATTTCGGAAGCCTTTGGCTCATACTTTCCAGTAAACCATGGCGACTTATCTATTCGTGTTTTAAAACCTTTAAAGAAAACGTTGTTTGCCTGCTGTGAGTTGATAGCAATATTAATAATATCAATTGAGTCTCCAGGAGGCTTTCCATAATATGTTGCTGGATCTTTGAGGCACAATAGCAAATAAACTATATACGCTACTGATATTGTAGAACAGTAGTCTTTGCCAGAGCCTTTACCTAGCTGAGCAACAACCTCATTGGCTGTCTGCTTAAACATTCTAACGCCTTCATCTTCACCAAATAATTTAACAAGTGTAGACTCTTTATAAATCTGTGAACTCTTTTCAATAAGAGTATATTGATATTCAGATAGTGGTGGCAGTCCTAAATAGTCTGGGCTTTGAACAAATGTACGCAAATCAACTGGTCGCTCATCAAACTCTTCGCCATCCAGTATGTCAATAAGATCATCAAAATTAAGGTCCACTAACTTCCTCAACTATCTCTATTGGCTCTACGATTCCTGTAATCTGAGATAATCTCTTTGCAACTTCCATCTTACATTTTGGACAAGTGGCAGTGACCTCTTTTAAAATCTTTACTAGAATATCCTGCTTACGTTCTGTATCAGCAATTTGTGTGGCAAGTTCTGCGTTATCAAGTAATCCTATCTCTTGAAGCATTCCTATTCTTTTGCCTTCAATATCAGCAATAAGTTTTAGGGCTCCTGATTTAACACTTAGTTGTCCCGCCTGATCTGCATCTTCTACGGTCTTCCAAGCCTCTTTAATAAGCATGGCATAGTGTTGGTCAGCTCCTGAGATAGCCTCTTTAGCCCTTTCACGGGCCGCTGTGTCGTTGTGAACAACGCTCTTCCACTCATCTATCAACTCAACCACTTCAGCTCTCTTAAAGCCCGTTATGGTGGCGATTTGTGTAGGGTTGCTTCCCTTGAGTAGTTCTGAGACTACTACGTTCATGCGATCAAAGTGATCAGCTAATTCAATTTCAGACATATATTAGAGTATACTCTTAGTCGACTAAAAAATCAACTGGATTTGGCTATTTTATATAGAACTAGATACCCTATTAAATCATCAATATCATTATCCCCTGCAAATCCCTGGTTATTCTTAACTCTATTTAATTTATCATCAATACGAACCTTTAATTGTTCTGTTGAATCCGCCGTTGAAAATATTCTAGCAGGCTCAAGGGCTGAGTTTCCGTATGAGATATTCTTTTCAATAAGCATGTGAGCAATTTCATGACACACTGACCATATCTTATTACCTGCTGGGGCTCCCACTGCTTGTAAATATAGATCTGAGCATTTAAAATCATTTACGTCATTAAATACTGGTCTTAGCATCATCTTCTCCTTAGCAAAACGTTTACAACGTCATGCTCTTTAATTCTTTCAAATGTGGCCGCTTCCCCATTTAAAAACTCCATAGTATATTTATTATTTAATTCTACCAAAAACTCATCTGGCTGTCCAGACCCTAGCTCAACCACAATTAATGGGCATTCCCATGCTGCTTCTGAGAATCCCTCAAATACAAATCTTTCATGGCCCTCAACATCTATCTTCATAAAATCAACCCTGCCAGTATAAACACTATCTAATCTTTTAGCATCAATCTCTTCTGTATAAAAGTTTCCGTGCTGACCATCATTGCCTATTCTGTGCTCTCCAACTATTCCAGACCCGCCAATGTTTTCTTCCCAGATATTTAAAATAAGATTATCCTCTTTATTTGAAAGGGCAAATGGGTGCACAAATATAGGGGAAGCCCCATCATAAACATTAAATGTTTTAGCAATGCTATATGTGTTGCACAGCCTAGTTATTGGCTCAAATGCTAGAACAGATCCGCTTGGCCCAGCAAGCCTTGACATAACTTCTGTAAAGTAAAATATGTTTGCGCCAATATCAAGGCAAGTCCATCCTGGCTTTATGTTTTGAATCATCCATTCAGTAAGCTGTTTATCCCAGTATCCTTCATTTTTGCAGGTGGCTTGAACGTATCTATCTGTATTGTCTCCAGTATAAACATAAAAAGAATCTAGAACTTTGCTAAAAGTAATTGACTCAATATTTCTTGGCTCTGTTCTCATCTTTTTTTAATCAACCCAAACTTTTCTAAATGCCTCTGTATAGTCATAGCAGAGACTTTGCATTCATCAGCAATCTCAGTTACCGTTTTCTTTTGCACAACGTATCTTCTATATAGCCATGTCTGACTTTGGTATAATTTCATCTTTCAGTCAGCACCTTATTTGCATAATGAGCAATGCCGAATGCATCTGCCACATCAAAATCTGTTATAGATAGATTATATTTACTGTTAAAGTAATCTACTGTTCTTTGTTTACGCATATTTCTTAATTTATTTTTATACCAGGAATCTGCATAACCTGGATTTTGAACTCTTATTCCAGACTTCTCATCTTTTGTAGGATTCTTATTGCCAATATACGCCTGCCAAGCGGATGGGCTAATTGTAATAACCTTAGCGCCAGTAGACATAAGCTCAGCAATAACAACTCCGTAGACATATGATAATTTTATCACAGCATCTGGGGATCTAACAAGTATAGCTCCTTCAACTGCAATATAATCACTCTTCAATTCATTAAGCATTACATGCATCTTTACCTTAGCATCATATATCTTTTCATATATATCTGCTCCAACAAAGTCTATCTTCCCCCACTTTAATGGCTTATCGTTTTCCATCAAGCAGAACGCAACCGAATTAGTAGAGGCATCTATTCCCAATACCCTATTAGCTTTAGTTTTTACAAGCTCAGCTAATTTCATCTAGCATCCCTACAATCCTATTTCTTTTTGTTATATCTATTTTCTTTTGGCAGGAGGCGCATAGCGTGGTGTCGTTATATCTACTTAGCTGTGCTCCACATTTTTTGCAACCACGAGCAGCACCATTTCTGATAGCCTTTTTCTCGTAATACTTTTCCATAATCCTACGGTTTGTTGCAACACGGCAGCATTCATCAGAGCAATACTTTTGGTTGTGCGTCTTTGGAGTAAACTCTTTACCATTAAGACATTCTTTATTGGCACAGATCATACTTTGGGCACCACAAATAATTCTATCTGAACTGTGCCAGCTGGAGTATCTTTACTGTAACATTCTTTTTTAACTGGGCAGTATGTACAAGGCATCTTAGATTTTGAAGAACCCTGTGGCCTCATTGGAAGATCGCCATCTTTAAAGTTATCCCAGACTTCACACATCCATGTAAATGTGTCCTCAATAATTTTAGTATTCTTTTCATTCATAGAGATAGGAATAACAATTAGCTCTTGCGTATTCTTATTCTCATAAAGAAAAAATCCTTCTTTGGCATTCTTTAGCTTCATATAAGTAAGAAGTTGTAGCATATGGTTAGGAGTAGGCTTCATCTCAGACTGGCGAGCATCCCATACCTCTTGCTTAGCCGTTTTAATTTCACCAATTACTGTTTCATTATCATACTCCATAATTAAGTCGATAAATCCACGAATTGGAGGATACTCATTAACGATCTCTTCTTCTTCAGAAACAAACTGTGGCATAGTTGCAATTAGCTTTTGAAGTCTCTCATGAGCCTGTGTACCCTGAGCCATATTAGCAACTGCTACTGCATCGTTATCATCAATAAACATAGCGCCACTAAAGGCCATATACCAATATCTAGGGCATGTTCCATGACCGTATCCAAGGGAGCTTGGGCTGAATGATTTCTTGGTCATCTCTCCATCTGCACGTTTTGTATTTCGGTATGACTCATCAAGCAACTGTGCAAATAGCTCTGGATCGAAGTGCTTGCCAGTATGTTTCTTAAACTTAAGGTTCTTTACTATATCTCTACCCATTATGAATTGTACCTAACGACATACTTAAGTGCATCTACAAGTTTGTCTATGGACTCCTTTGCTGAATAATAAATGTTTTTCTTATTGTTGTTTGTAGTTCCCGCCTTATCTTTGGCAATTGTTGAATAATAGGACGCCATCATAGAAAACTTAGTAGACATTGCTTGAAGCTCAATGATTAGATAAGGAGCTTTTGCTGAAGGAACATCTGGGTTCATTAGTAACTTTACTACAATTGCTAAGGCTTTATCCAATTGGTCATCGCCCATGTATTCATGCAGGTCATTGAACTCAGTAATAGAGCTAATTAACTCTAGTGTATTTTTATCATCTGCCATTTTTAGCCCGCTCTCTCTTATCAAGTTTATCTATGAATAGTCCCACTGGATATCCAATTATAAATCCAAGCATCATTCCTAGTAAAAACATTTCCATTACATAAACCTCTGAACTAAACCGTATCCGATCCATAGACCAACAATTCCCATTAGTCCCGCAAATACTGGTGGAGCAGGAATAGGTAGCTTTAATATACTAAATATTGCGCCAACTGCAGTTCCAGTTAATGTTGTATAGAATACTTCTCTCATTACTTTGCCTTCTTATGGTTTACTATATAAGGACCAACTACTGAACGTATTGTTCCATCTTTGCGAATCTTTACAATCATTCCATTCTTAATAATAGTATCGTTAAACCTACGCTTGTTTGCCATTGTTATCCTCCCAAAACTGGATCAGCTCTTCTAATACTGCCCACTCAATAATACCTAGTCTAACTTTAGATTCGGTTCCAATAATAATCTTTAGTGCTGGATGCATATCTCTACTAACTTTAAATGTGTCAGTGCATATTTTAGACCAGACTGGTTTATTCAAGGTAAATGTCTTTGACGCTTCCTTATAGTCTACTAAGAACTGGTTCCATTTAGCATCACCCTTTTGGTAATCTCCACGCCCACTATTCTTTTGTGCTTTAGCGCCATCTCTTTTTACTTCAGATCTTTCTGACATTAGTTAACCTTAAAGGAATTTTTATGACCATCTGGACATTCCCAGCTCATAGTCAAAGACATTGCATCCCAAAAATATTCTTCTGAATCTTTATCACATTTAGAGCAAGGCTTCTTACCACCAAGACGTTCAAGTTCTGGTGGGTAGACTTTTTCTGAGTAAAGAAATTCATTAAGATCTGGCACGTATTTCCTCCTGTAGTTGTAAAACTACTTCTGGGTTGTCACG